GTGACGTACCCTGCAGCACGTGCCGCAGTGAGGACTTCAAAGTAAGTCATAGGCGTAGAATCATTCGCCTTCCTCTCGATAACGTCGGGGAGGTGCTCGAGCACAGCGAGCAAACCCTTATAGGTAAGGATTGAGTCATTTGATGGCTCATCGCTCACCCGCACGGATGAGTTCGAATCGCAGAACTTTGCGATTATGACACTAGTGTCAGGCAGGGAAAGTCCCTTGTAATTCGGTTCATTCAACCGGCGGATCTTTATCCGTTCCACTAGACTTTCAAGTGGCGGCATATCAATGATATACCTAATCCAACGTAAGTGTGGATCGAAGGATGAACATGTCTCATCCCACCCCCGAATAGGAAGGTTTAACCCACCGACAGACGGCGGTAGTTCGAACGGAACATGTGCGAACACACTAGTTTCTAGTGTCTCCTCGAAAACGGAGAGGTAGCACGATCGTACTACATCAGAAAAACTTTTGTCTGATTGATCGAGATAATCGGTCACAACGGCTACTTGGGAGCCTTTGCCCAGAATGCTCTGACGGCGATCCGTTTGATCACGGGTCATGGGCGTCAAAAGACGCGCTTTTATCTTATCGATAAACTCAAGTTCACGGTCTTGATTGAGCCAAATATTGTCCTCGCATAGGAAACCTATGTCATGGGATATATAATCCTTTCCAACGGATCGCTGGAAGCCAAGAATATTCATGGCCCGGTACATGTTCTGTACCTGTGTCAAATTTTGCTTGACGGCGAATAAATCATCGCCTACGATCATACACTCGTAGTCTCGGATACCCATCCAAGAAAACCAAGATTCTTCGTTAACTTCGAAAAGCTCTTCGAAGCCCGTACAATGTACTTCGACGAAATCCGTGATTTCGAGCACTACCAAATTGCATAGTGTAAGTGTCGCAAAGGACATTGGCTCACCCATGAATGAACCTGTTACGTGGGGCACGTAATGTTCGAACTCTTCGAACAAGTCAGCAAATTGTTGGTGTGCCACGAGCTGTCGTGGGGACCAGACAAGGTCCATGAACACCCACATTGGGTGTTCCTCGGAAATTCCGAGCCCGGCTAGGTAGCCTTCCCATATCGCTTTAATAACCGATAACGGAATTGTGTCCGTGGCTGATTTGTAATCAGATGACACAAGTATTGTGCCCGTGGGATACTTCTTCCCCTTCCTCTTCTTGAAAAAGGACCAGAACTTATGGCGTTCTAACAGGCCTAATTGGGCCCGCGGATCACTTTTGAGCGAATCCTCCATGCTATGTCGCGTGGTCTGGAGAACAGTTGTTAACCAGGCCTCATTCTTAGTGAGGCCCCGGCACTTTGCGCCGGGTTCAGCTAAAACCTGAACTTCCGCCTCGGGAAGGCGGGCATCGGGTCGGAACCGATGGATTCGGGGTTCCCGGAATAACGCGATACGATCGGTATACTGGTCATCAAATGAAC